CTCCTTATATCTATTATTTTCTTTCCATCTTCTTTGTTTTTATATCGTTGATTCTTTCTGTTTATTTTCTATCTAAATAGCCTTGTTGGGGCTGTGGTGTAATTGGTAAACACTGGTGATTTGCAATCATCATGCGTAGCAGCAAATTGTGAGTTCGAGTCTCATCAGCCTTACCATCTAAACCAAGCTTTGCTACAAGTGTTGGTACTTTAATTAGCCCCGTCTTTCGACGGGGCTTTTTATTTCCCTTCTTCTAACAACTATTAACGAAGATCCAAGTTTGAAGTTGTGATCTTGCCGTAATAATCGCTGGAATTTCCAAGTGATGTCTGGACCGTTGTGAATACAGCTTTACCATAACGAGTCATAAGTGATACGACTGGTTGAAAGGTAACTGGGTTAACAACGACACCTGAAGACATCAATGGGATATAAGGGCAGTAGAAGTAACCGCTGTCGGTTTCTCCATTACCCCCTTTGTATCCTATAAGGATCACATCTGATGCTGAACCTGAACCGTTTGACAAGTCAGTGGTTACGCCACCAATTGTTCCGGCCTGGTTCCACAAGTAGCTGTATACCTTAATAGTACCGTTCAAAGTTCCTACCAACATTGTGTTGTTTGGACCCTTGAATGAGCCTTCAATTGCTGGAGCAAATACTGACTTTGCTGCTGACTGAAGTACTGATACTACAAGTGGTGATACAACAACGAAGTTGCCTGCGCCACGACGTGTCTTACGAGCAATTTCATTTGCTACACGGTTGATCAAAACACCAAGGTTGGCAAGACGATCACCGATGAAAGCTGGCTTATAATTACCTGCACCACCACCGCCATATACACCTGTACCTGCACCGTCGAACGTGTCGACTGTACCTGCAAGGCTGATAAGATCGGAAATGATTTCCTGGTCAATTTCTTGTACAATTTCAGCTGAAAGAGCCTGTGTCATTTCTGACTCAAGATCCAAACCGTGCTGTGCATTAAGATCCTGCATAGCTTCAATTGTCCAACCTGCCTGTAACTTACGTGAACCAGCTTCAACAGCCTGGCTTACGATATCAAGATTCATGCGACGACCGCCTGAACCTTCAAGGAATGAACCTGAACCACCGTACAATGAACCTGCGTAGATTCCTGTAGGCTGAATGTTGTTCAAATCTGGGAATGGACCAAATCCAGTAAGTGCACCAAGGCTTGAATTGTGTACTGTTGTTCCTGCATTGACTTGTGAGCCCCATGCATCGCCTGTACCTGTTCCACCACCTGATGCTGAACCGATTGTGGTTGTACTATCACCAGCGTCAACAATACCTGAAGCACCTGCTGGTGGGATTGAAGATGATGCCTGTGAAATGCCTGAAGAGTACCATGAACGTACTGGTGAGACGTTACCAAATACTTCATCGCCTGCCGCAATCGCACCTGGAAGGTTGAATGGGTTGGCTGCTGATGTACCTGCTACTGGCTCGCCGTAACGGTAACGCAATGTGTATACAAGACCAACTGGGCCTGACATTGGCTGTACACCAACAAGTTCAGTTGCAATTGTTCCTGGGATAATACGACGGATCATTGGAATAAGGATCTTGCGGAATCCTGCGATGTCGTTTGCTACTGTTGCGCCTGCTGCTGCGTTTTCACTCAACAACTGGTTCTTCTGGTTCTCAAGAAGAGGTGCTACTACGGCCTGTTTGGCTGGTGTAAGACCTTCAAGAAGGGCTGCTTTTGTTTCTGCCCAATTTTCAAAAATATCCATGTTCAAAACTCCTAATTTGGATTAGTTACTTGTACTTGCGTACTTATTAAATACCTGCGATTTTGCGAAGACGGGCCATATCAACGGCTGGTGTCTTTTGCATTTCGCTTTCTGTTACTACTTCGTCTGTATCGCCAGTCTTCATGACAGTTGATTCAACAATTGTCTTTTTCTGGGCTGGCTTCTTCGAAGCACCTTCAGCAAGTACTGTTCCTTCCTTCTCTGAACTTGTGGCTTCACTCTCTTCACGAATTACACGACCGATAAATGTCTTGTATGCTCCGTCAAGTTGGTCTGTGTCAACATTCTTAAGAATCGCTTCCATAATATCTTTGGAACGACCTTTAAGAGGTGACAAAACTTCCTTAAGTTTCTTTTCACGATTCATC